AACCTTGGGACGGCGCGTGCGGCGTGCATCATCCGCTATTAAGCGAGGCGTTGGTAAAGTTCCAAGCTGAAACAATGATGGCGACGTTCCCGTCAGCAGGTCCAGTTAGGACAAAGATTATCGGCAAAGAGACCGCAGCAAAGAAAGAATCAGCGGCGCGCGTACAAGATGACATGAACCACTTACTGTTAGACGTGATGACAGAGTATAGACCTGAACACGAACGGATGCTCTGGGGCTTGGGGTTATCAGGTAATGCGTTTAAGAAAGTGTACTTCGACCCACGACTAAATCGCCAAGTATCGTTGTTCGTCCCTGCCGAAGATATGGTGGTGCCTTACGGCGCATCTAACTTAGAGACAGCCGAGCGTGTGACACACATCATGCGTAAGACTGAGAATGAAATGCGGCGGTTGCAGGTTGCAGGTTTCTACCTAGATATAGACTTAGGTGAGCCAGACGGTAGCTTAGACGAAGTTGAGAAAAAGATAGCTGAGAAGATGGGCTTCCGTGCTTCTTCGGATGATCGATACAAAGTCCTTGAGATGCACGTAGATATAGATTTACCCGGTTTCGAGCATACAGATGAAGACGGTGAAGAGACGGGGATTGCGCTGCCTTACGTCGTAACGATTGAAAAAGGTAGCCAAGAGATCCTTTCTATTAGACGCAACTGGGACCCCGACGATGAAACCAACAAGAAGCGACAACATTTTGTTCATTATGGGTACGTGCCTGGGTTTGGTTTTTATTGCTTTGGGCTTATCCATCTCATTGGCGCTTTTGCTAAATCTGGTACCTCTCTTATTCGTCAGTTGGTGGACGCAGGGACATTAAGTAACCTTCCAGGTGGCTTCAAAGCTAGAGGGATGCGTATTAAAGGCGATGATACCCCTATTTCTCCCGGAGAGTGGCGCGATGTGGATGTACCCAGTGGTACAATCCGAGATAACCTAATGCCTCTACCGTATAAAGAGCCGTCACAGACGTTAATGGCGCTCTTAAATCAGATTGTGGAAGAGGGTAGACGGTTTGCGAACGCGGCGGACTTACAAGTCTCAGATATGTCGGGTAACGCGCCTGTCGGCACCACGCTAGCTATTTTAGAACGTACACTGAAAGTTATTACAGCAGTTCAAGCACGTGTACACTACTCCATGAAACAAGAGTTAGGCTTACTGAAAGGGATTGTGGCAGCCTACGCACCTGAAGACTACGACTATGACCCCGAAGAAGGCAGTAGAAAAGCTAAAAAGTCGGATTATGCCTCTACAGAGGTTATCCCTGTGTCTGACCCTAACGCTTCTACTATGGCGCAAAAGATTGTACAATACCAAGCTGTATTACAGCTTGCACAAGGCGCACCACAATTATATAATCTACCTATACTCCACCGTCAAATGTTGGATGCTCTAGGGATTAAAGATGCCCAAAAGCTCGTCCCTCTCGAAGAAGACAAGTTCCCTATAGATCCAGTCTCAGAAAACCAAAACGTGTTACGACTCAAGCCTGTCAAAGCGTTCCTAAACCAAGAGCATAATGCACATATTGCTGTGCATATGGCAGCGTTAAAAGACCCTAAGATCATGTCTACACTGCAAGGAAACCCCCTGCTACCTCAAATCCAAGCGACTATGATGGCACACGTGGCGGAGCATTTAGGGTTCCAGTATCGGAAAGATGTTGAAGCGCAGTTAGGGATGGATATGCCCCCTCAAGAAGACGAGGATGGTGAAGATTTAAAACAAAACCCTGAAGTTGAGGCAGCCTTATCTCCTTTGTTAGCACAAGCGGCGAACCAACTTTTGCAGCAGAATATGGCGCAAGCGGCGCAGCAACAAGCTCAACAGCAGCAACAAGACCCGCTAATCCAGATGCAGATGCAAGAGCTCCAACTTAAAGCGCAAGAGCAGCAGCGCAAAGCGAAGAAGGATCAGGATGACGCAGCGATTAAAATGCAGCAGATCCAAGTCGAACGTGAACGAATTGCGGCTACCTCTGCGAATGCAGATAAACAACGAGAAGTAGACACACTAAAATCTGCGGCAGTACTCGGTGTTAAACAGCAAGAAAACACGGCGCATAATCAGCACGTGACACAGAAACTGAAAGTAGATACGTTGAAAAACGCAGCAGACATGACGCACAACCAAGCTAAAGATGCTCAGACTATAAAAGTTAAAACGCTGAAAGATGCGGCTGAGATGACAGCTAGAAAACAGGATGTTGAGATGGGGCTTGCCCATGAAGCGTATCAAGGGATGCTTAACCGTGACCATACGCAAACAGAGAAAGCGGAAGGTATGGCGCACGAAGCCTACCAGAACAAACTAGACCGTGAACATAAGACACTGCACAAGGTAGTGGATGTAGCGCACCAAGGTCACCAAGCTGAGTTAAGCCGGCACGAGAAAATACATCAAGAACAGCGAGCGCAGCAAGCTCCGAAGCAAGGTCAAATACCTATAACCGAGGAAGAATAATGGACGTGTTTGACGTAGTCATTAAAAACATCAACGACAAGACGGCGCAGCTAAAAGACACCGTGTGCTCAGAAAGACTGACATCCTTTGACGATTATAAGCGGTTGTGTGGAGAGATTCACGGGTTAGAGATCGCTAAAGGGTACGTCTTAGATGCGAAAGATAGGTTAGAAGATTAACTCGAGACCTCGATGACAGCACGGAAAGACGGCAACAACTCCCACAAAAAGGAAAAAAGATGTCAAAGATTTTAATTGGTTCAAACCCCAATAACCCTCAAGTAGTCGGTAGCTACCAAACAGGAGATACCAACGAAGAGAAAGCAGCCCAACTTCCAACACCTTCAGGATACAGAATCCTCTGTGCTATTCCAGAAGCAGATAAAGAATATGACAGTGGTCTGGCAAAAGCAGACATCACTATGCGAAACGAAGAAGTACTCACAACCGTACTATTTGTAGTAGCACTAGGCCCAGAAGCCTATAAAGACGAAAGTAAATTCCCGAGCGGCGCGTGGTGTAAAAAAGGTGACTTTATCCTAGTACGCCCTAACTCAGGCTCTCGGCTACTTATTCACGGTAGAGAATTCAGACTAATCAACGATGACTCGGTAGAAGCAGTTGTACTCGATCCACGCGGCATTTCAAGAAAATAGGACAAAACTATGAGCAACCACGAACAATCCGTATACAAATTCCCGGACGAAGATGACGATGAGATCGAAATCGAGATAGAAGATGATACCCCCGAAGAAGACCGAGGCCGCCAGCCTATGCCTAAACACATCGTAGACGAGCTAGAAGAAGATGAATTAGACTCCTACGATGAGAGAGCGCAACAAAGACTAAAACAAATGCGTAAAGTCTATCACGACGAACGCAGAGAGAAAGAAGCAGCACAACGTGAACACCAAGAAGCGGTAAGTGTTGCACAGAGATTATTGACAGAAAATAAGCGTGTTAACCAAGTAATTAACAACGGCGAAAAAGAATATGTCAACAATATCCAACGCATAGCGCAACAAGACATCAACATTGCGAAGCGTGCGTATAAGGAAGCGTTTGAAGTAGGTGACGCTGATGGTATCGTTGAAGCCCAAGAACAGATGCAGTTGGCTAATTTAAGATTGGTCCAAGCACATAATATGCAGCTAGGGGCTTTACAAACACCTGAATATGAGGTACAACAAGCGCAGGAACGGCTACAACGCCCAGTACAGCAAGTGGCTAGGCCTGACGAGAAGGCTTTAGACTGGCAAGACAGAAATGAGTGGTTTGGTAAAGATAAGGAAATGACCAGCGCAGCTCTTGGACTTCACGCTAAACTTGTTGATGAGGGTACGCCAGTAGGCTCAAAAGAGTATTACAACGCTTTGGACAAAACAATGCGTAGAAGATTTAGCGAGTATTTTGGCGATTCTGATGATAGAAAATCGAGTAAGGGTAGACTCTCAAACGTCGTTGCACCTGCTTCGAGAAGTACCACATCAAAAAAGATAAAGTTAACTCAGAGCCAGGTCAACTTAGCAAAGAAATTTGGCTTAACCCCTGAACAATACGCGAAAGCAGCTTTAGACTTGGAGAACCAAAATGGCAGATAATGCAACCACAAACGCAAGACCTACTCGTGAACTAGAAACCCGTGCACTTACGGAACGTCCTAAGCAGTGGATGCCCCCAGAGTTGCTCCCTGAGCCTGACAAAGAGGCTGGGTTCGCATATAGATGGATTCGCGTAGCAACACTAAACAATGCAGACCCAAGTAATCTCGCTGCCAAACTCAGAGAGGGATGGGAAGCCGTAGCGTTGAGCGAACAACCTAAATTTAGACTGTTAGCCGACCCCAATAGTCGTTTTAAAGACAACATTGAAGTAGGCGGGTTATTGCTTTGCAAGACCCCTGTGGAGTTTGTCGAACAGCGTACAGAATACTACGCCAACATGACGAGCCAACAAGCAGAGGCGGTAGACAATAATTTAATGCGCCAAAGCGACCCTCGTATGCCTATGTTTAAAGAACGAAGCTCGAAGGTAACTTTTGGTAAAAGTACTTAATTCTATTATCTTGGAGATTTAAATATGGCTTACCCAACAGTAAGTGCGCCATACGGTTTGAAACCAGTAGGTCGAGTAGACGGTATGCCCTATGCAGGCGCAACACGTCAAGTACAGATCGCTTCTGGTTATGCAGCAAATATCTTTAATGGCGACATCGTTCAAATTAATACTAGCGGTAACTGTATCGTTTCAGCTGTCACAACATCTACTTCAGTTTTTGTAGCGGGTGTTTTCTTAGGCTGTTCATACACTAACCCTTCTACTAAACAGAAATTGTTTTCCCAGTACTGGCCTACCGGCACAGTGGCATCAGATGCAATGGCTATTATCGTAGATGACCCGATGGCGATTTTCCGCGTAGCGGTATGTTCTGCGGGTACTACGGTAGCTTCAGCTACACGTGCGTTTATTGGTAGCAACGTAACTGTATTGCAAACAGCAGGCTCTACGGCTACTGGAAACTCTAGTGTATCTGTATTGAGCACTTCAGAAGGCACTACTGCTACAGTATTGCGCGTAATCGACGTTGTGTCTGAAACAGCTACAGCAGCGGACGCATTCCCAGAGTTGTTGGTTAAGATTAACAACCATCAATACACTTCAACTACTGGCATCTAAGGAGACTAAACTATGGCTATTTCACGTGCACAGTTATTAAAAGAGTTATTACCCGGATTGAACGCGTTGTTTGGTTTGGAATATGCTCGTTACGGCGAAGAACATAAAGAAATTTATGAGATCGAATCTTCTGAGCGTTCATTTGAAGAAGAAACAAAACTTTCAGGTTTTGCTGCTGCGGCAGTTAAAAACGAGGGTTCTGCTATTCAGTATGAATCAGGTCAAGAAGCTTGGACTTCTCGCTACAACCACGAAACAATTGCTTTAGGTTTCGCTTTAACAGAAGAAGCGGTAGAAGATAACTTGTATGACTCTTTGTCTGCACGTTATACGAAAGCATTGGCTCGCGCTATGGCGTACACCAAACAAGTAAAAGCGGCGGCTGTCTTAAACAACGGCTTCAACGCAGCTTATACAGGCGGCGACGGCCAATCATTGTTCTCAGCAGCTCACCCATTAGTAGCAGGTGGCACTAACTCTAACCAACCGACTACTGCGGCTGATTTAAACGAAACTTCATTAGAAGCGGCTGTTATTCAGATTGCTGCATGGACGGATGAAAGAGGCTTGTTGATTGCGGCTAAACCTAAAAAATTGTTAGTACCACCTGCGTTACAGTTTGTTGCAACTCGTTTGCTTGAAACAGAAGGTCGTGTAGGCACAACTGACAACGACTTAAACGCATTGAAAAGCAATGGCGCAATCCCAGAAGGGTACGCAATCAACCATTTCCTCACTGACAATAATGCGTGGTTCTTAACTACAGATGTACCGAACGGTTTGAAACATTTCGTTCGCCAAGCTTTGGTAACTTCATCAGATTCGGATTTTGACACTGGCAACATGAGATATAAAGCTCGTGAACGCTACAGCTTCGGCTGGAGTGACAGTTTAGGGATCTACGGATCGTCCGGCGCTTGAGCTTAAGCTTATAAATCAAGCAGTTAGCTAGATTGAAAGCCCTCTTCGGAGGGCTTTTTTAGTTTAATAGGTACACGCTGTGTAGTAAATCTCACTAGATTTGTATCGGATATTAAAATGAAAGAACCACCAAAACTATTGCATAATCAACCGAATAGTGTAGTATCGGCATATAACTAGGAATTTAATTTATTTACGCAGATTGCCCTAGCAAGCTTTACACAAGACTGCGGATCTTATGTGTTATTGGAGAATAAAATGGGTATAGCATCACACTTAGGTCCTTGGAGACTAGGAACCGTAAAAGACACAACCGGCACAACTGCGGGTACTATCAACAACATGGGCGCAACTATTGTTGCCCAGACTAAAGCAATCACCTTTGCTGACTCATCAGCAACTCAAGCGTTTGTATTACCTGCTGGCGCACTTATTACCGCAATGCAAGTAATCACAACAACTGCATTTACATCAACAGCTGTTATTACGCTATCTATTGGTGCCACCCCGATTTCGACAGCTTCAGCTATTGTAACAGCGGGAAGCAATGCCGTAGCAGTAGCCTCTACAGCGCCTGCAGCAGCACTTGTTGCAAACGTAGGTACAACAGACGCTATCGTTACTTATATAGTGACAGGCACGACTATTACTGCAGGTGTAGGTACTCTTGTTATCACGTATATGGTTCGCTTGTCTGATGGCACCTATAACCCGACTGCGCTTACCGCATAATAATCTTTAGGGGGGTCAGAGTTGATCGACCTTGGCCTTAAACGAGAACGGATAAAACCGCCCCTACTGTAACTTAGAGGAGATTAATTATGAGTATGCAAGGTGATGTCTTATCCACGTACTTAGCGAGTAGTGGCTCTGTTTCAACTAACCGCAACCGTTTAAAATCTGTATCCTACCGAGGTAATGGCACCTTGGGTAGCCTTGTATTTAAAGACGGGGGAGCGTCAGGAACAGCGTTGTTAGAACTTAGTGTTGGTACAGGGGACACCGTTACCAATTATGTAATCTTACCAGGTGAAGGCGTACTGTTTGGAAGTAACATCTACGCTGTATTAACTAACGTATCCGCTGCAACAGTATTTTACGGGTAACTATTATGGCAAAGAAAGCTCCAGTATTAGCAGTAGGTAGAGGGGAGAAACTCCCCGTATCCAAAGGCGCAGGTTTAACAGCGAAAGGTCGCGCAAAGTATAATGCGGCTACTGGGTCTAATCTAAAAGCACCCGCACCTAACCCTAAGACCAAAAAAGACGCAGGTAGAAAGAAATCGTTTTGTGCAAGGATGTCAGGTATGCCTGGCCCTATGAAAGAAGAGAGCGGCAAGCCTACGCGTAAAGCAGCATCTTTGAAACGGTGGAAATGTAGTTAACTAAACAAATTATATAGGCGGCATCA